AAGACCAAAATGTAGACCACCAACTACTATTTGGCGGTGATGTCATACTTGTCGAGTCAGAATATACATAAGCGGCTGTGCCAGTTGGTGTGGTTGTGACTGTAGAGCCAGGTGTTAAACTTTGCGTTGGATTAGTAGTAGTATAAGTAGATGGCATTGTTACATTGGGAGACGGCGTATTAGCACTTGTAGCAATAGGATAAGTAATTGAGTTTTGTTGTACTGGAACAGTCGTTTGTGTTGTAGGAGGTACAAATGGAGTAGTTTGTTGTGTTGGGTTTGGACTAGTAGTTAAGTTGGTTATATTTTGTGTCTCCGACCATTCATTATAGTTAAAAGGTGCTAATATAATACTATCTAGTTTCCCCTTCCAAAAGTCCACCTTGTTTTGAAAATTGATATCATCCTGTGTTATTGGAGTGGAAGACACATTCTGCATATTTTGTTGTTCTTGTGAGTTTATTTGTGGTTTTACACCATAACAGTTCGCTCCAAACTTTAAGCTAGGGTTTGCTAAATAACCACCATTTACACCAGGTCTTCCACAGTTATGTTCTGCCCCCTTTTTCTTTTGTAAAGAGTCATATGTACTTTGTTGTGTTGGAAACAATGCCATTTGCTCATCAGACCACCCATAGTTACACCATTCGCCACCGTTGTTATAAGCGTCCTCTACTTCCTTATATTTTGCTAAACGACCACCGAATGCCTTACATACAGCATTTGCATCATCATACGTATAAAAGTTTCCTGGTACATTATATACTTCTTGTGTTGAGTTGGGTGTTGTTATAGTTGAACTTATGCTACTTGGTAATGGGGAAGTAGTTGTTGTAGGGACAGTGCTAGAACCAGGAAGCGATAAGTAAGTAGGAACACTTGTAACGCTTGGAACATATGTTGGTGATGGTGTTGGTTGTGGATAAAAGAAGTTCATTATAAAACTATACAGTTCGATTCCAAATAAATAATACAAAGCATAGTATATTATTATTAAAAACAGAATTAAGAAAATGAAGTAGGAAAGATAACCTAGAATACCACTATCTTCATTTGTATAATAGTTTGGTCTTGAACCATATCCAAAAGAGCTATTTCTTGAACTACTTCCACTATATCCTAAATCAAAATCAAATACATTTACCATAAGTATAATAATGACTATAACAACTAAGATAGTAAGTATGAATAATGGATTCACAACTGTATTATAAATACTACTGGGTAATGATGACGATAAATTAGAATTTGTATTAGAACTTATATTAGAACTCATATATATTAATATATATTAAGATATATAAAGTTTAAAAAGATTTATAAACATTAAAAGAAACAAGATTAAATAATTGTTTTGTTACAAACATTTTTTTCTAAAAAAGAGACAGTAAGCATAGGGAGTTATCAACTTGTCTATATTTGCTTGTATATCACTGGAAACTATACACTGTACTACATCATCATTAAACATATACCAAGAACCATCCGCATTTTTTATATAAGAAAAATAGTGTCCTCCGTGTTGGTTTCCCACATGGTTACATATCGCATATAGTTCATATACATATGTTTCCTTATTATATCCAATTACATACTTTGATAAGTCAAAGTTATCAACAGGAACGTCCACTAAAACAGAGTTTTTTTTACCCATACTATCAAACCTCTTTAAGTCAACCACCAGTATACTTGGAAAACTCCAAAAGCTTATCCTCTTATTTACACTCTCTTTTTTCTTAGACACATCATTATACCACGCATTCTCTCCTTCTAATGTCTCCCCTTTTACATATAAATCAAAACAGTCATACAAAGACAACTTTGTAAACATATTTTTTTTTTCAGGAATTGGCAAGTTAATCATAAAAAATGGTTCTGGATTACGTTTAAGAACTTTGCCAGGTTTATTTGGTTCAATCGACACAATCTCCGAAACATGAACTGCATAAAACATATTCCATATTTCTGAATACTCTTTGCTATACATTTGTTTTATCATTTCATAGCATTGTTGTGCTATACTGTCTGTTTCGTTTTCAACTACACCCACTATATCCATTGGTGTTTCTCTACAAATAGAGTTATGAAAACAGTCAATCACAAACAAAAGAAACTCAGGAAGGTCATTTTGTGAGTATCCATTGAATACTTCCACTCCTTTTAGTTCTGCGACTTTATGGGTGATTTGAATAAAGCGACGAGGACTAACAACACAATTTTGCGCCCATAGCAACTTGCGTAGTTCATTCCATTCTACAAGCAAGGCTGTGTCACATTTTTTATTTAACTTTGGTTTGTATGTTTCTTTATCCAAAAAGTGTGTCAGTTCATATGTATGAGATAACACTTGCATACAGGAGTTGATAAAACATGTGTTCCCTACGTTTTGTAGTCCAGAGAGACCTTTTCCCTTGTATTTATGAAACAATTTAGATGGTTTAAAGGAGGAAGAAGAGGCAGATTTATTTTTCTCTGTAGACTTTTGTTGAGAATTGTTTTTTTGTTTTTGTTCTTGTGTTTCTATCATTTTATATTGTATTCGTCTTATGTTTCTATTTATAAATATATGAATATGTATTTAAATATAAATCATTAATATTTAATATTACATATAATTATATCATTTTATGAGTAGTTATCAGACAATTAATATACCAGTATCACAGCGTGGACAGAGGCAGAATAATAATACAAATACACACAGTCAAAATACACGAGACTTGTACAATTTATTAGATACGTATTCTGAATTGTATAGACAGCATATTCATCAACTAAATCAACATAATCGTATTCTTATAGATATAAAAAACACAATGGATACCATTACTCAAACTATTCTCAGTAATAGTAGTAATAATAGCGGATATGGAAATAGATATCAAAGAAGGCTCGCCACAACCAATCAAGCAAGAGCTCTTTTCACACCTGTCAATATGAATACACCTGTCAATATGAATACAAATAGAAATATGAATACAGGTTTGAGAACTTTATATACAACTGCTACACCTTCCAGAGTCATACCCACATCTAATAGTAGATTAAATAATTTGTTTATAGACACACCAACTCAGTCAGCGATTAATAGAACTAGTGATGCTTTTATAAATGAAATACTTCGTTCCTTTTTAGACCCAGTGCCGATTCGTCCAACAAGAGAAGAGTTGAACGCTGCAACTACTGTTCGAAGGTTCGGGGATATTGAACAGCCAGTAAACAGCAGTTGTCCTATATGTATGGATGTATTTAATGATGATGACGAGGTAACACAACTATTTTGTGGACACATTTTTACAAGTAGTGAGATTGGAAGATGGTTTGAGTCGCACACTCGTTGTCCGTTATGTAATGTAGACATTCGGGATATAAGAGAGAGACCCTCTTCAAACACACATGCGAATACAGATACAAATACAAATACAACAAGCCAAGAAGAAGGTATTATTGAGAATGAAATATTACAAGAAAACCCTAGACCTCCCATTTTAACAAATGAACGAGTATCCAATGCAATAACAGATGGATTAATGAGTTGGTTACTTGGTGATGTAGATATAGGATTTTCAAGACAGTTAACAAATAGGTCAAATAATACAGCTCCTCAGTGGAGTTATGTTGGTAATGATGCCTCTGGTTCTATTATATTTGAAACTTTTTTACCGATGTCAAGTGTAAGACCACCCGACGCGAACCAAAGAAGAACAACTTGAATAAAATAATAATTTATAAAATACTTTAAACTTTAAAAATACCTAAAAAATTGAAATTAATTAATAAATATTATACAACAAAATAAAATATAACAAATATAATATTTATAACGATGAGTTCTGAAGATAAAAAAGACAGTAGTAAGGACAATGTAAACAATGATAGTAATGAAGAAAAAGGTAACAAATCGTGTGGTGAGGAACTATTTGATGTAAAACATAGTTTTATCATAAATGTCAGTTACTTGAATAAACCTGTGAAGATAGTTATTGCCACTTGGACGATTTATTTATTATGGATTTATCTTCATTATTTTGCTTCCCATTTGTATATTGAATACTGTGTACCAAATACAATAAAGGGCTTTATTATGTCGCCCTTTATGGTTTCAACACCACATTGTCAGGGGTTAAGATGGATAATTTATAATGGTGGTAATACTATTACGAATATGTGGTCTCTTGTTGGTACATGGATATACGCTAAATTAATTGTTTGAAAAAGTAAAAAAATGAATAATTATATTATATTTAATATTTAATTAGAACCTTAAACTATACCCTATTTCTTAAAATAATTCACTAAACTCTTGTTCCCTTTTTTCTCATTATCAATCTCTCTCAAATACTTATCAAATAACAACACTTTGATTTCCTTGTTCTTCATATCCTCCAGTTTATCATCAAACTTATCTTCAGCCACTGTTTTTCGCATACTTTCCACCTCCCTTTTGAACTTGGTTATTTTATCCACCTTCCCTTGCATCTTCCATATTTCATCCAGCACAAGAGCAAATACCTGTTGTACTGGTTTCATAATCTGATTTGTTATATAAAACCCATAGTCTATCTTCAACTTGTTTGCTAGAATAAACGCAGGTGTTTCTATCTTATCTCCTTGTAAAGCATTCTTATCCTTTGTTTGAATATACACAAACGGTATTCTATCCCCCGAGCTCGGTTTATTACCTGGATCTCTTTCCGTCATTCTATCCGCTAGCACTTTGTGCGCAATCGACTTTGGGTTCTTATACCCTGAACGCAACGACTTGGTAATAATCAGTTTCTCCATCGGGAAATCGCCTTGTACGATGGTCTGTAGCGAGTTTTGTAGGAACTCCGTCGCTTTTCCAATATCCTTTTGTTTCATCAAAATATCAATGATACCTCCATAAATATCCTTCACTATCGGTGCATTATCTCTTCGTTTCAATACAATTCCCATCTCTTTACGTTTTCCCGAGTTTGCGTCGTGTTCATAAAGAATACCGACATATCTCTTTTTGGAAAGAAGACAAAACGGTAAGAATGTCTTCTCATACTCCAAGTCGTGCGGCCCTTTCAAAAACTTGGACGCTAAATGTCCTGCTTCTTGCGCCAATTCAATGGTAATTTCCAAGGCTTCTTTTCCTCTTATTGGTGTTCCATCTGGTTTTTGAAGATTGAATGTAAAGAATACAGAGTCAGTGTTGTGAACTATTATGTTTCCAACACCAGCAGCAAAGTGGTGATTTTCCGTTGTTAAATCATACACATATCCTTGATATGGGATTTCTTCCATTTTCTTTATAGCAACTGGGTTTGTATAAGTTTCTTTATCTTTAGGTCTTAAATATATCCTTTCATCATCTGATATATGAATATTTAAATAACCAATATGATAAAAGTTGTTTATTATTTTTGCCATTTCTTTCTGACTTTTTCCTTTACAAGATATATATTCATTACCATTTTCATCTTCTTCTACATCAATATCTACTATATTTTTTTCAATAATATGTGGTTGTTGTTTATGCATTAGTTCTGTACCAATTTTACAATCCTTTGGCGATATTTCAGTTCCATCAATTTTTATTAGCGAATGGTCGTCTGTAACATCAACACAACCAGTATGTGTTAATACACGAATCATCTTTTTATGTGGAGCTAGTTTATGTCGAATAACCCTATGTATTTTCGTCCATCCTTTTTCGGTCCACGACTCCACATTATTTTCAGTAATCTCTGATACTTCCTTTTCTTGTTTTCCAAGTTCCATACAAGTTCTCCAAGATTCTCCATATTTATTCGCCAATTCTTCAATCGTACATATTTCACATATACCATTCACACGAACAGCAACTGGTGTATAATCCGCCACACTATCGCCATATATATACTCTGCTTTCGTACAAACAGGCCCCCATTTATCCGTTTCACAAATAGCATCCCCATAACATTCTTCAATCACCTTTTTCGCATAAGTAAGCAATAGTCTTCCGGTTGATGTAGTCGCAGCAGCCACATCCTTCTCATAAAATGTACTCGTCTTTGCTCCACATTGTCCATAAAGAGAATTGGCGGTTACTTTATAACCAAGCTGTCTTTTATCCAGCACATTTTTCATAAACTCGTCCGTTTGTTGTGGTATCAGTTTTCTCGTATTCTTACGCGCCTTCAACAACTCTTCCAAAATAGATGGTAAAATTCCTTTGGTGCTTTGGGCAAAACGACAAATCTTCCATCCGCTTTTCACTTTTGTAGCGGCTGCCTTTGGTGTCTTTCTCACATAAGAATAGGTATCATATGTCACATTCACATACTCTTGTCCTGGTAAATTATCATAGACAAACTTGCCGGTTACTGGGTCTCTTTCACCAAACTCTTTTATCAAATTACCT